TCTTTTGTCCTCCATCTTGGGCAACAAGCTATAAATTAACTACAACCAAAGAATCTAATTCTGGAAATAGTTGGTATGGTTGGATCGTAGAGTTTGATAAATACTTAAATGATCCTAAGTACGCTAAAGTATTAGAGATGACTAAAGCATTTTATGAAAGTGCTATGAAGTCTGATATCTTTGGTAAAGTTGATTTCGGTAAAGAAGAAACTCAACAAATTAAAAATAACACAGAATCAGTTCCGTTCTAATGGAAACAAAACTATTAGAACTGTTTGAAGGCGATTCTAATCAGCACATTGAGGTCACCTTAACGGGTGACCTTGATGAGCGAGGTAAAAGATCTGCTGAATATAAAACTGTCTATAAGCCAGTTACAGCGGAGCTTTGGAAAAGACATTTAGATGGAGATATTATTATTGGAGTTAAGCCTGAAGTAGAAGGCAAAGCAAAGTGGGGTTGCATTGATATGGACCCTAGTAGTTATACAGATTTTAGTTCAAAGAAATTTATAGATATTATTAAACACAACCAATTACCTTTAGTACCAGTTAGATCTAAATCTGGTGGATTACATTTAATGTTATTCTTAAAAGATTGGTCTGATGAAAAGCAAATTAGACAAGTTTTAGATAAATGGAACGATAAATACTTTATGGCAAAAGAAGTATTCCCTCGTAATAAACATTTAGGAATGCCTTATCATAAACAAGAAAGAACTATTGAATATGCTTTTGATGATAATGGAACAGCTTTATTAATAGGGGGCTTTATAGATATAGCCTATAAAAAAAGAATGAGTATTGAAGAATTATTAGAATTTAAAACTGCAAAGTATGAACCAGAACCAGATTGGAATGAATATCCACCTTGTGTACAAAACTTATTAACAGACAAATGGACTGGAAGTAATAGAAACGACATTATGTTTAATATGGCTGTTCTTGAAATGAAAAGATCAGATGGAAACATTGATAAGAAAACTTTAACCACAACTTTATTTGAAAGAAATAAACAAATATTTACAGATCCATTAACTGAAAAAGAAATCGTAAGTAGTGTGGCAAACTCTACTGCTAAGAAAAGTTACAATTATAAATGTCCACCCCGATATGGGCATATGACTTCTATTTGTAATAAACAATTATGTCAGATGAGAAAGCTTGGAATAGGCTTTCAGGTTCCAGATGTTATAGATGAATTTGAGGATGTGCTTGTTACCAAAGGTATTAAAGAAACATTTATTGAGTTTAAATATAAAGGCATAAAGATGACATTTAAAACAGACCAAGATTTAGTTGATGAAAAATCATTTAGAACAAAAATGTTAAGTTATGGAATTATGTGGATGACATTACCTAAACCTAAAAAAGGTCCTAATCCTTTTGAAATGTTAGCAAATGGTTTATTAGAGAAAGGTAAAGCAAACGAAGCTGTTACCTATGAAGATGCAATAGCTGATGCAAGATATTCGGTTCTTAAAAAATTCTTTGAGATACACATGGTGGTTGAAGATTTTGATGAACTTAAAAATGGTTATCTTGTTAGAGAAGAAATAGAAGGAAAAACTTATTTATACTTTAAGAAAAGTACATTAGATGAATTTATTAAAAAATCTTCAAATAAAGTATTTTCTAATTCATTAGAAGCAATAGATTTATTAGGTTGCATTAGAGTTGATTATTATAAAAATCAAAAAAATATTTGGAAAGTAGAGGCACCTGATTTTATGAATAAGGAAAAAACAACTAAGAAAGAAACAAACACACAACAACCATTAACGGAGTTAGATGATGCGTACCACGCCCAGCAGTTTAGAACACCTAAATAGTATTAGGATGAAAACTGTTAAGTATTATGGCCCGCCAGGAACGGGAAAAACTAATACATTAGTTCAAGAAATACTTACTAAGCATTTAGCTGAAGGTATTAAACCACAAGATATAGCTTTTATATCTTTTACAAACAAAGCTGTTGATACAGCAGTGGCCAGAGCTTTAAAAACATTTCCTGAATATACTATAAAAGATTTTCAAAGATTTAAGACACTACATAAATATTGTAAGAAATATTTTACTCTTGAAGTATTTGATCCTCAAAGATGTATGGTTGATTTTGCATTAGAAAGTCAAATTATAAAAAGTTCTGATAATAGATTAGATGATGATACTTTTGTTTATACAGATTGGTCTTTACATATCTATGATAAAGCAAGAAACATGATGCAGCCTGTTGAAGAAGTTTATCGTAAAGAAACATATAAAAAGGAATCATTACATTTATTATTAAAAAAGGTTGAAGCCTACAATAAATATAAAAAACAAGGTGAAACTAAATATATGGATTTCACTGATATGATTGAACGTACTATTGATGAAGTTAATTTTCCACCATTAGAAGTTTTAATATTAGATGAAGCACAAGACTTTACGCCATTACAATGGTCTGTTGTTTATAAAATGGCTGATAATGCAAATAAAGTTTATTTAGCTGGAGATGATGATCAAGCAATATACAGATGGAATGGATCTGAATATAAATACTTTACAACATATTTTCCTGGCGAAAAGAAAGTTCTTACTCAGACAAGACGATTTGGGAAAGAGATACACAGGTTTTCCCAAATAGTAAGACAAGGAATATTAGACAGTGAAGAAAAACAATTTTTACCAAATTCAGATATTAAGGATAGTGTACAAGGATATAGATCTTTTAATGATGTGAAATTTGATAAATATAAAGGCAGTTGGTATTTGCTGGGTAGAATTAATACAACAGTTAATGAACTTAGAATGATGGCTAAGACTAAAGGTTTGTATTTTATGGACAATAAAGGTAATAAATCTTTTACAAATAATAAATGGAAAGCTATTAAAACTTGGAAAAAATTATGTAATGGGGAAAAAATAAATAAAGAAGAAGCACAAAACTTTTATAAATATACTAGATATATAGCTAAAGATTTATATAGAAAAAAAGAATTCTGGGATGAACAAGATAAATTTAATTTATATAGTTTTGAAGATTTAAAAGCTTGGTGTGGATTAAATATAAAAGATGAACTTAAAGGACAGGCTTGGTTTCATATTTTAAAAAGAAATATTACACCAACAGAAGTTACTTACATCAATATTCTATTACAGAAGTACGGAGAAGATCAATTAGACAACGAACCTAATATGATTATAGATACCGTGCATTCTGTAAAAGGAGGAGAAGCTGATAATGTTTTAGTCTATTTCAAAGCAGATTATGCTTCTCAATATCAAAACAAAACAGTACAGGAAAAAATGGACGAAAAAAGAGTAGTTTATGTTGCTGTAACTAGAGCTAAGTATTCATTACATTTACTGAGTTCTGATCACAAGTATAACTATCCAATAGGGGAAGACTACTTAAAATACTTAAAGGAAAAAAGAAATGACCAATAAAGCGTTTTTTAAACAAGTAGGTGGATCTCATTATAAAACAATGAAGATACAACCATCTAAATTTATTAATGAAAATGATTTACCGTTTGCAGAAGGAAACGCAATCAAATATATATGCAGACATAAGTTAAAAGGAAAAAAACAAGACTTACTTAAAGCAATTCATTATATAGAGATGATAATAGAGAGGGATTACAATGACTAGTTTACAATATTCATTAACATTTAAAAAAAGTATTTGGTTGTGTCCTTCTGAATATAAAGATTTATCTAATGCAACTGAAATAGCAATTGACTTAGAAACAAGAGACGATGGTATTAGCGAAGGATTAGGAGCTGGTTGGGCTCTCGGTAAAGGTTATGTAATAGGATTTGCTGTAGCTGTTGAAGGTTGGCAAGGTTATTATCCATTTAAACATTTTGGCGGTGGTAATATGATACCTACTCAAGTTATCAGTTACATGAAAGAAATATGTGCATTACCTTGTAGAAAGATATTTCATAATGCTCAATACGATTTAGGTTGGTTACAATCTATGGGTATTGAAGTTAACGGTGAGATTGTAGATACAATGGTTGCAGCAGCCATCGTTGATGAAAATAGATGGGCATATAATCTAAACGCATTAGCTAAAGATTATTTAGGAGAGATTAAAGCAGAAACTGATCTTAAAGAAGCTGCCAAAGATCATGGCATTGATCCTAAAGCTGAGATGTGGAAATTACCAGCAGAGTATGTTGGTTTCTACGCTGAACAAGATGCACGTCTCACGCTAAAGCTGTGGGGATTTTTAAAGAATGAAATCATTAAACAGAATTTAACAACTGTTTTTGAAATGGAATCTAAGTTACTTCCTATTCTAATTAAGATGAGACAAAAAGGAATTAGAGTAGATGTGGATAAAGCTCAAAAAATGATTAAAGAGTTTGAAAAACAAGAAAAAGAAACTTTAATAAAGATCAAAGCTATTGTTGGTAAAGATATAGATATCTGGGCTGCAAGACAAATAGGAGAAGCTTTTGATAAATTAAAGATACCTTATCCAAGAACTGCTAAAAGTAATGAACCTAGCTTTACAGCTAACTGGCTTACAAATTGTAATCATGAAATAGCAAGACTTATAGTTCAGGCTAGAGAGATAAATAAATTTCATGCAACTTTCTTACAAAGCGTTATGAGATATCAAATTAATGGAAAGATACATGCTGAGATTAATCAGTTGAGATCAGATTCAGGTGGAACTGTATCTGGACGTGTTTCTATGTCTAATCCAAATTTACAGCAAATACCTGCTCGCAATAAAGATTTTGGCCCAAAAATTAGATCCCTGTTTTTACCAGATGAGGATTGTAAGTGGGGTTCATTTGACTATTCACAACAAGAACCAAGAATGGTTGTACATTACGCCGCTTCCGTTGGTTATGAAGGGTCACAAGAACTTATTAAAGCTTATGAAAATGCTTCAGCAGACTTTCACCAAACAGTTGCTGATATGATAGGTATAGATCGTTCACAAGCTAAAACAATTGGTTTAGGTTTAATGTATGGAATGGGTAATACTAAACTTGCAACCTCTTTAGGTTTATCAGAAGAAGAAGCTAGAGAAATAATTGTTAAGTACAATAGAAAAGTACCTTTTGTTAAAAAACTTATTAATCTTTGTATGGACAAAGCATCTAAAGAAGGAGCTATTAGAACTAAGAAAGGTCGTAAGTGTAGGTTTGACAAATGGGAACCTAGAGATTGGACAATGGTTACTCCCGAACCTTTTGAAACAGCTATTGCTAAGTTTGGTGGACAAGAAAATATTAAACGAGCTGGAACATATAAAGCTTTAAATAGACTTATACAGGGTTCAGCCGCAGATCAAACTAAACAAGCTATCATTGATTGTCATGAAGCAGGACATACTCCATTATTACAGATCCATGATGAATTATGTTTTAACATTAAAGACGAAGTTAAAGATGTTAAAGTCATAAAGAAGACTATGGAAAGCTGTATAGAGTTTA